CTCAAACGTGACTTGCCCTCGGTTTTCCGATGCTTTTCTGTCTACAAAGTACCGCTCCTCGGGGAACGACGCATAAGGGTCAGCAGTGCTGTTGCCTGATGCAAAGTTCGCAGCATCAAGAAACTTTTTAAGGGTGCGGATCCGACGCACCTCAGCACCTGCAAGATCATTGCCAACAGTGACCGAATTGACGACAAGCAAAATTGCCGTGACTGTACTGTCAGTGTTAGCGACTGTCAGTGTCGGCCGTGGCAGAGTGCCGGTATTTTTGTACTCAAAACCCTCAGCCTGAACAGGAACACGAAAATAGGTTTCACCATTCCAAACAATGTTGCCTGTCACTTGATCATTGACGCCTGAGTGCCAGCGGAAAACGTCACTGCTGCCGTGCAAAGTGCTATCAAGCCGCAGCTCAAACATTTCAATAATCGCGCTAGGTGCCAAAACACTTAGCTCTTCGTAGACGCTGCTAAACGCCGTCCAGACAACAGTGTTGTCGTTGGTGGTATTGCCTACGTCAGTCGGCCAGTTCGGCTCGGAGCTGCCTGACGTACCAGCAGTTGTGCAGCGGAACCACAGGCCGCTGGCCTGAACGGTTGTTGCCCTGCGGATGTCTCCGACAACAAATGCGGTGCTAGCGGCCCATGCTGTTGCTGCCATTACGGTTCAAATACCTGACGGAAAGTGACGTTGATGGTGGCCCGATTCAAAAACGGGATGGATTTGCTCCAGCTCTCACAGACAAACTTAGAGCTGCTGGACTCACCTGGCGGGGTGAAGTCAAAGCTGGCGTTGTCGTCAGCACGGGCATCCAAGAACGTTTCAATGGTGTCCGCGTCAGTTTCTGAAACCTCAAAGGTCAGCTGGAAAACCTTTGGGTTTTGATTTAGCCCAACCGTTAATCGTTGCTCGTAGCCGTCACCAAAGCGAACCGTTCTTACTTTCGGCCTGCTGCGCTTTTGAATGCCATAGATTGGCGTGATGGTGGCAGATGTAGGGAAAGAAGCCATTAGACGCCAGCGAGAAGGCCACCAGGCCGTTTCTGTTTAACCAGTTCCTGTTGTACTGCCAACCCGATTGCTTTGCCAAGTTGAGCAGCTTCGCCACTGCTGGCATCAGCAGAGGTTTCGGACGCGTCGACGTTGACGGTGATTGTTGTGCTTCCGCCTCCACCCATCCCAACTCCATTAGGCAAGATCGTGCCAGCACGGTCAGGGACAAATATCTCAGGGCCTTTTTCACCAACAACAGCTGGACGACCAACAGGAGGCCGACCACCTGCGTGGAAAAAGCCACTGAGATTTGAAAAAATACCAAGGCCGGTGCTTTTAAGAAGAGTGTTGATGCCGAGCGTCATCATCTGGCGGGCAACGTTGTTAAGAACGCCTGACAGTGCCTCCGATGCGCTCTTGGCATCCATAAGCGCATCAACAATCCCCGTGCTGATTGTTTGACCGATTTGGTCATATATTTGTTGTAATCGTTCTGCCTCGGTTTGCTGCTCCCTCAATGCAAAAAGTTTTGCAACCTGCGCCTTAACGTCATCTTCATTTAAACCTTTTACTTTGCTCATGATGTCTGCAACCATGTGCTTTTGCAGTATTTCCTGTTCATTGCCTGCAAGTTTTGCCGTAATCAACTCCGCCTCTCTTTCCAAAGGTAGGAGGGCTTGATTTTGAGCTTCTGCAAGCTCTCTGACTGCAACTACATCTTTGCCAATAGCCTGTCCAATGATGCTTCCCTTTTGTGCATCAAAAGCTCTGTTAGTAATATCAATAATCTCCTGACGCCTTTCTGCGCCGATTCCCTCTAGCCCATTGATTTGAGCGATGACATCAGCGCGTCTGTGATCGCTTTGCAGCAGCTTTTTGCCCAACTCAGACTCTTCTTTCAAAATTTCTAATGCGCGAGTTTGCTGCTGGAAAATGTTTCCGGCTGTAGCTATTCCTTTCTGTTGCTGCTCTGTAAGTGGCTTGGGCCTCGGCGGTTTTGCATCCCGTTTTGTTCTGCCAGGCAGGGCAAACATGCCAAGGCGTTTTTGCATTAGTTCCATTAATACTTCATTTTTATCTCTACCTCCAACTTCGCCAACTAGCTTGGCGAGATCTTGCATTCCAGCGAGACCTCTACCTTCGGGTCCAGTCCCTTCAAAAAGTGCTCTTGCTGCAAAAGGCGAAGGCATTTTGCCTTCTCTAATTCTTTTTTCTGCGAATCCTTTGGGATCGCGAAGTTCCTCAAGAGTCAACGCGCTAATTCCTTCACGCGCCAATGACAAAGCGCCACCGACACCTGCCCCAACAAACCGGAAAAGGGGTCCAAGGTCTTCGATAATTCCTGCCAGTTCCCTAAAAGAATCAGCCATTTCGGGAATAATGTCTTGCGTTAGCGCGACTTGAACGTCCTCAACTGCATTTTGAAAGTCCTTAATTGAAGCTGCCGGACCTTTCAATGCTTCAGTCAACTGGTCTGCACCGTCTCGCTCTACACGTCCAAGCGCAGCAATAACAATTTCACTGGTAATCTCTCCCTCCTCACCAAGCTTTTTAAGAGCGCCAACAGTGACGCCCATCTCTAAAGCGATTGCCTGAGCGATCAAAGGAGCCTGCTCAAGGATTGAATTGAGTTCTTGCCCTCTCAATACGCCACTACCAAGAGCTTGACTCAACTGCAGGAATGCACCAGCAGATTCAGATGCAGTAGCGCCAGCAAGGATCGTTGCAGTGTTGAACCCGGCAAACGCAGTTTCAATCGTTTCCATTGACAGCCCCATCGGGCGCAGTCGTGCAATCAAACGCGAAAGCTGGACGTTTGCTTCCGTTTGGCTCAAGTTGAATTTATCGGCTGCACGTTGCGCTGCTTCTTGCGCTTGCGCTGTTTCACCAAATCGTTGAGTCAACAAACGCAAACGACGCTCTGACTCATCTCTTCTGATGCCGGCCTGCAAGGTTGCCTGAGCTGCACGAGCGGCGCCGAAACCAATAGCAAGATTGCGTAAACCAGCGGCAAATCCGCTGTTTGCCTGCTTTGCCTTTTGCGTAGTTGTGTTTGCCGACCTAAGTATTGCTTCGTATCTTGCAATTTCATCACCTGCTCTTTTGTAAACTGCGCCATTAAATTTTGCAGTTCTTTGAACCTCTCTGAGTGCTCTGATTTGAGCACGCATGGCCTTTTCCGTATTCAATACTTTCGCAGAAAAAGTGCCAAAAACTTTTGACGCTTTTACATAACCGCCTTGCGTTGCTTCAATTTGCTGTTTTGCCCTGAGAGATGCTTTTGAAACGGCATTGAACGCAGTTTCAGATTTTTTAATCGCTTCGGCTGCTTTTCTTGCACGTTTTTCAACTTGCCGCAGAGGGTTGACAGCATTAGTGACCTTTACGATCAGCTCAACTGTCGATGGCACTGTCACAACAAGCCCCCCAGTTTCCTAATACTACCGCCGACTGCGCTTGGCGCGATCCATTGCTTTCTCCTCTTCCTCACGCTTAATCTCGTAGTACGCAGCGAAATGCACAAGCTCCGCATCGGTCAGCTCCGTGCGAAGCCTGCTCACAGTCATGCCCAACTCGCAGGCCAAGTGAAACTCAAACAGAGTCCACCTGTCCTGCTTTAGTCGTTTTTTGCCTCTTCCATATCAGCGTCTTCACCAATGCCAAACAAGAACAACTCAATCTCGTTCAGCACTGACTCAGGCAGCTGGCGGTGCAGCTTGGCCGCATCGGCAGCAGCAAACGCCTTAGTTCCGTCCTCCAGCTCAGCCATTTGACACAGCATCTGAGTGCTGATGTCCAAAGCCTCGTCGGTTCCGGCGTAGTTCTGTGCCTTTTTGCGGTCTGCGCGGGTGATCGGCTTGAAGTACAACGTCGCCGCTACAGAGCCATCAGGCTTTTTGATTTCAAACTTGCGGCGCTGGTTGAGGTCAAAAGCCCCAACCAGCAAATCCACAGTGCGATTTCCAGCAGGCATTTAAGCGACAGATTTGTCACTCAAACTATAGCCTCATCAATCAAGGTTAGAAGTGATGGTGCTGCTGGTGATGAAATTGCAAGTAGCAACAACAAGTTCTCCGACAGTGGAAGTAATCTCCATGTCGGTAATGATGCCGCCAAAAGAAACCGAATCCTGACCGTTTGTGTTGCCGGTGGTGAACAACTCAAACGATGCGTCTGCCGTGTCGGGTGACTTGATGATGTCCTCAATCAAACCAGCCTGGCCAGTTGCATCCGGGTCGTAGACCAGCTCAACAGTGCCAGAACCACTAATCATGCTGCCAATGAACTGGCGGAAGGTGTTTCCGTGAACAGTGGTGTCCAGAGTTTCCTTGGTGATGGAAAGGCTCCAGCTGCGGGTGCCAACAACAGTGGCAAGAGTGCCGCTGCCGGTCTCAAATTCAACTGAGCCGGATTCGCCTCGGATAGTGGCCATGGTCAGAGTTCCTCGATGGATTCAAAGGTCACACGGACCTGAGTTTGAAAATAGCCCTCGGGGGCTGGCGAAGCCAGTACCTCTGGACCGGTGGGAGCGTCGAAGAAAACCCCCGACACGATGACCTTATTGTAAAGGTCTCGAACACGCTTTCCAATCACATAATTTGCTCCCGGACCTGTGCCTTTGGGCGTAAAGATGTTGATCACCATTTGGCCCAAAATCCTGTTGTAGCCACTGGAAGTCAAGCCGTGACTCAAGTATTCATTGGCTCCGAAAGACGTTTGGCATTGCACCCATGACGATCCCGGTGTTGGCTCATAAGCCATGTTGTGAAAGACCACCGGAAGGACAGGACTGCCAGCCAACTCCGTGGCCAAACGGCCTTCAATCGTGGATCTGATGGTGTTGAGATCTGCCGCAGCCATCAGACTCCTCCTGTTATCCGCCTCAGAATTCTAGAAAGGCGCGTTTCAATGATCTCGTTCAGGATGTTTTCTGGGTAACGCTTAACGACCGGGGGAGTGCCTGTGGTCTTTGGCGGGCTGCCTTTGCCTGGCGCATACTTGCCTTTCCAAGACGGCGGCATTGACTCCCCAAACATCACTGCGGGTGCATAGTCCTGCGTATTTGATCCGTTTGGATTGAGTTGCGAGCTGACGTAGACACGGCCCGTAAACCGATCAACCGATTCTTTACGCCATGAATTGATCAACGTCCCAGTGACAACCGGTGTCCCAGGTCCCGGGGGGCTTTCTGTCCTGAGCTTTACAAACAGCTCATCAGTCATAGATGACACCAGCTTTTCAAGCTGACGTTCAAACAGATTTCCGATTTGATCAACAGGGATGTTTCGGCTGACGCTGATGGGCTTCGGGGGACGCGCCATCGTTACGCCCTCAGCACAAGCTCATAGGTGATTGCCGTGTTGTCGTGGTCGATCGTCTGCACCTCGACGATTTGATGGACGACGGTGCTGATCACCACGCGATCCTTTGTCTCAGGTGCAGTAGCAAGCTCCTTAGCCGCGACAATCAATCGCTTGTCACTGGCCTGCACCAGTTCGTTCACCTCGCTCTGCGTGATGTTCTGCACCACGCCCTTGATGTTGGTATCGCTTTCCGTCTCAGTGACTGCACCAGTCGTCGTGTTGTAGCTGCCAGCCGTGACATATCGAATGGTCACGTCAGCACCAAGTGCGTCAATGACGTTGTCAGCAACTTTTTCGAGCGACTGTGCAAGTCCCATCAGAGGTTGTAAGCGAGGCAGGCACCGCTGGTCAGCGTGATGCTGGTGATGATGCCGCAGATGTAGGTGTCGGCAACAAAGGTCTCACCAGCCAAGCTGTCGCCAGTGGCGTTCTTTACGGTGATGGCCGCGATCACAGTGTCTTCTTTGAAGTAAATCTTCTGGAATCGCCCGGTGTGGGCGTTGGTGTCAGAGATGAACTCGAAGCCGCCTGAAAGGTCTCCGTACATGGTCAGCTCCGTTTGATA